TATCATCTACTTGCTCTGAACAATAAACAGAGGCCGAATAGAAACTAAAAACATCTAATTGAGAAGTATCTATATGATCTCCAAAACCTTTTGAAGTTGTTAGAAGGTCATACAAAACCCATGCTGGGTCATTTGAATATTCTTTATCAGATTTAAAAGTTCCATTGAAAGTACCAGAATAAGAAATTGACCCATCAGCCCTGACAGTACCATTATGAGGAATTTTGATAAGAGTTCCTCTGAGCCTATACATTCTTGAAGGGACACTTGGAAAAGTCTCAGCATCAAAACGTAAAGCAACGTGGGCAGAGTTAGCATAAGCTCTAGACTCATTTATAATTTCTGTAAAAGATGACCACTGGAAACTATCATTTAAAAATGAATCTGTGCTGTCATCAGTAGTTCTATTTACTCTTATAGTTACAGGAAAGCTTGTGCCAGATGGTAAGTTAATTCTGTAATCTCTAAAATATGTACTTGCTGCCCTACCTTGAACTGTGTCTGTAATTACTGTTTGTGTAGTGCCATCATTTTCTATAGTTTCGATTGTAAGAGCTACTTCTGCACCATTTATGTCTCCATTATCTTCAAATTGTTGAAGTTGAGGAAAGGCAATAGTTACTCTAACAGCATCGATATTTGTATCTGAAATTTGCCTAGAAACTGGGGTATCTTTTAAAACTGTTACTCCAACAGCAGTTTCTGATTCACTAGCACTAATACCAGCAATAGCTGTTTGATCAGATGTACCAAATCTAGGCTCAAAAGAAATATTTTGAAAATTAAAATCTGTATCATCTGGACTTGTACCAGCCGCTTGTTGTAAAACTTGAGTCCCATTAAGAAATACGTCTTTAAGTGCAGAGGTGTTATATTCTGTAGAACCTTTAGAACCTGTTGCGGAAGGAAATCCTGAAATAATTCCTTCAGAAATGAGATCAATTAGCGTTTGAAACTGTTTAGATGCTAATGAGTCTGCTGGTAAATCAGGATTTGTTAACCCCGCCAATTGACCTATAAGAGTATTATGACCACCGCCATTTGGAAATGCTACACCTCCTGTCGTCATGTTGCTGTTCCCTCCACTTGAACTGTATCAATACCAGAACTTATTACAATAGATCCTGTAAATACCTCACCATATATTATTGGGACTGGTACACCAGCCCTTGAGGTATTGGTGATTGAATTAAAACCAAAGTTAACCTGTACATTTGGGTCACTATCAGACAAAGAATCAGCAGCGTTAAAATTTGGCACTTTTGGAGTTGGTGCAATAATACTTGTAACTCCATCAATAAGCATTGAAGTACCAATAGCAGTTAATCCACTTGCGACTACACCACCTATAGCAGTTGCAAAAAATCCAGCAGTTGCAGCACTAGCAGCAGAACCAGCAGCAGTTAACAAACCACCAACAACTAAACCTTTTGCACCTACAGCAATAGGAATAATTTTTATATCTCCATCACCTTTTATTTCCAATAAATCCTCTGTTATTTCTAAATCACCCATTTTTACTTTATACAACTGATTTGTCATATGATTTTCTAATTCTGGAAAGTTTGCAATCAAAAAAGCAAAAGCCTGTCTAGGATTATTTACAGCAACATCAAAATGTGATTGACCTAAAAATTGTCTAAGCCTTCCATATACTGTTAGTTTTCTAAGCTGCATATCTAAAAACTTTTTTTGTGGCTTGTATGTATTTTAGATCATATATCTCTCTGCAACTCAACTGTTTTATGTTGTGATGAAAAATAGTTTGATTACCCATATACAAAGCAACATGATTTAATTTTTCTTCTGCCCCTTCCATCAAAAGGACATCATTTTCTTGTATGTTATTTTTATTAACTTCCTTGAATCCAGAACCTGTTAATACTTTTTCAAAATATGGATTATTTGCAAATGCTTTTAAGCTTTTAGGTCTAGGCCAAAATTTTAATTTTATCTGTTTTTTTTCTAAAAAGTAGTCCGTAATTAGTGACCAGCAATCATGCTTTCCCCAAATCCAAGTTCTCCCAAAAAGTCCAGACTTATATCCACTGGGTTTGAAGCTATGCCAATCTTTATGCTCAACACTATAAATATAAAAAGGTAAACCCAAATGCTCACAAGATGCTTTGTCAGCTTCAGATGGGAGTGCAGAACCATAAGTATGTGAGTGAACTATACCAACAAGCTCTCCTTGATCCTCACACTCAGCCCATGAGTCAGGACACATTACAAAATATTCGTCTGGTGCTTCAGATAAGTTCTCACAAGGCCAGAAAGTTTCTTTGCCTTTAATGATAGCTAATAACCCACAAGCTTCTTTAGGCAAGCACTCAACAGCATATTCAGCAGCTTTATCTTTCCAAGTCATGTAAAAGTACCAACTGAAGGGAAATCTTTTCTAGTTACTTGTCGTTTTGGCGCGCGTATATTCTCTAAATCAAGTGCAGAAACACATTCAAACTGTACAACGTCTCTATTTTCTACAACTTTCTTATCAATAAAATAAATCTCTTGTGGTAGTTCTGTAGTGCTTGATGGTGTGCCAAATGGATTTACATTAGATGGAAAGTTTGCAGCGTCAAGAAACTGAGCCATTGTTCTATGACGAATTAATTTTGCTCCTTGTAAGTCGTTAAAAGGTGTTGTTGCATTTGCAGTTGCCATTAATGCTGTGATAGTTCCTAAGACATTTGAGACTGTTAAAGTTGGTCTTGGTAAAGTTCCCCGACCTACATACTCAAAACCCTCTGCGATTACAGGAAATTTTGTATATGTGTTTCCCTGCCAGATTATATTTGCATTACTGTTCATACCAACACCAGAATGAAACCTAGTTACATCAGTTGATCCATGCAAAGCAGAGACTAAAGTAATTGAATAAAGTTCAATTATTGATTTATTTGATAAAGATTGCAGTTCTGCTGTAGGTATTGCCATTATGGTTCAAACACTTCTCTAAATGTGCAGTTTAATACTGCCCTATTATTGTAAGGAATTGTTTTAGTCCAAGATTGACAAACATATTTACCAGCCCCAGACAAAGTAACAGTAACATTACCGCTATTTGTAGCAGATGATGCTGCTGTAACAGTAAAGGTGTTTACATCTGCTGTAGTCGCTATCGCAAAATCTCCATCAGTAGCAGAGCCAGAGGTGTAATCAATGGTTACTACATCACCAATAGCAAGACCATGATTTGAAATTGTTATTGTGACAGTTGTCCCTGATTGAGAATATGTCCCAGTCTGTGTACTTCCTTCTGCTGGTGGGGTAAATGTAAAACTTGCTTGGTCATTTACACGACTGCGCAAGAACCCTTCTATTACATCAGCTTCCGTTTCTGAGACATTGAAAGTAAGATCATATACTTTTGGGTCTTGAGTTAAAGGCAAACCAAACAAAGCCCTAAACTCATAGCCATCACCGAAAGAGGTTGTCCTGACTCTTGGTCTGCTTGTTTTTCTCATTCCGTAGGTCGGACTGATAGAGGGAAAAGTTGCCATTTATCTAGTTAATAAACCTCCTGCCCGTTTTTCTTTGATTAACTGAGCTTGAACAGCAGCACCAATAACCTGTCCTAATTGATTTGCATCAGCAGAATCTCCTTGAACAGAACTTCCAGAGGCATCTACATTGACAGTAACAATATTAGTTGTCCCACCGCCACCAATTTTATTATTTGGAATAATTGTTCCAGCAGAACGAGGAACAAAAATCTCAGGACCTTTTTCCCCAACGATTGAAGCTCTCCCAACTGGAGGACTACCACCATTCGCGAAAAATCCCAAAGTAGGACTCAAATCACTTCTAAATTTAAAAGGATTAGGGCCACCTAAAAATGGATTACTTTTTCTACCTCCACCAAATATTCCACTTAAAGCATTTCCGAAGAAATTACCAATTCCAGAAACCGCTCGCTGCATTGCAACTTCAACAAGTTTTCTTTTTAAATTATTTAAAACACCAGTTGCAGCTTCAGCTAAAGTTTTAGTTCCCATAACGGCATCAGTAAGTCCAGAGACAATTCCATCTTCGATTCCTTGACCTATCTCCATAAATTTTTCTTTTAGCCCATCAGTTTGGGTTATAGCTTCGTCAAGAATAAAAAGTGATGTATCTAGTGTTTGATTAAAAGCAGTTGCAGCATTATTTGTTTCAATTATTTTTTCTGTCTTTTCTGTTTGTTTTTGATTAATTTGTTCCAAAACAGGCACTTCTTCAAACGTTTTTTGTCTTAATTTTTCTCTTTCAATATTTGCTTTTCTTAAAAGTTTAAACTGCTCTCTAAAGAACTTGTTTTCTTCTTTACTTGCAAATACACTCTCTCCTTTAAAATTAGTTCCAAACTTAGTGGCTGTAAGTCTTGCTGCATCCCTTCTTGCATCCATTTCTGCTTTATTAACATTTCCCAAACCAACATCACCAATATCTCCAAATCTACTAAACATTTTTTCAATAGCTATTACACCTTTAGTTGCTAGGTCTAATGCACCTTTTATTGCTGGGGAAAGTTGAGAACCGATAGTTCTTGCTAAATTTTGCGTTGAGTCTATAAGCGTTGATAATTTTCCATTTAAAGTGTCTGCCTGTGCCGTTGCACCACCAAAGAAAGCTCCACCCTCATTTGTTAAATTAATCATTGCTTGATTTACAAGATCAGCACCTATTTGACCCTTCCGCATTGCAGACTCAAATTCTTCACCTTGTAAACCTGTTATTCGTTTCAGTTCAGTTGTTATATCAACTCCTCTTTCTAATAATTGAAGATTCTCTTCTTGTTGTAATTTTCCTTTTGCTCTTATTTGTCCAAAAGCTGTAGCAATTCCTGACAAGTCTGCACCAGTAGCACCAGCAATATTTGATAATCTTTTTACACTGTCTGTTAATTCATCAGTTGTGAATCCAAAAGCTTTGAGTCTTTTTGATTGTTCAATAAGTTCACTGCTTGTAAAGGGAGTTACAGCCCCGAAATCTTGCAGTTCTTTTATTATTTGGTTTGTTTTAGAAAGTGAACCAGTAAGAACCTCTAAACTTTTTCTTTGAGTCTCAATATCTGCGGCATTAATAAAAACAAATCTTGTTGCTGCTATAACTGCTAAAGCCTTTAACAGTGGCATTAATGATTTATTTAATGTTGCAAATCCACCACTGGCTGATTTTGCTGCCCTACCTGATTCTCTTATTGATCTGTTTGACTTATTTAATCTATCTTTTAATTTATCTGTATTCCTACTTAAATTTTTTGTAGCATCATTTACTCTTTTTAAAGGATTGATAGCATTTTGTGCATCAACTATTAATCTGACTGTTGATTGTGCCACAAATACAAATAACCTTTATTATATACTACCTTGTTTTGTTCTTTTGACGATTCATTTCTTGTTTTTCTCTGTCATTTTTAATTTCATAATATGCAGCCCAGTGTATAAGCTCCTCTTCTG